ACAATGAATACTGAATTTGATATTGAAAAGTTACAGTATGAATTGAATAAGTTGGAGGTAAATGATTTTGATTTAAGTGTACTTGGTTTTGAACAGCCTGAACTTGATGAAATTTTGCAAGAGGAAATAGAAGAGCTAGAAATTGAAGAAGAAGATACAGATGATACAGAAGTCAAACGTACTAAATTAATTTGTCCCTGCTGTAATCATATTGCCGAAAAGAGCGAATTTAAGGAGGTAATGAATGGCGAAGATACATAATGACAAATATTATACTCCTGATTCGGTTGTGCAAAAAGTTATTAAAGTTTTGGAAAAAGATGTGATGTCTATAAAGGAATTCTCAAGGATTATAGAGCCAAGTGCAGGTGCCGGAGCATTTCTTAAAAGACTTCCTAAAAGTGCGATTGGATATGATATAGAGCCACAAGGTGAAAATATCATAAAAGGCGATTATCTTAAACAGAATATTCCATATATGAAAAACAGCCTTGTAATTGGAAATCCACCTTTTGGAAGCGCTGGAAATTTGCATACAGAGTTTATAAAGAAAAGTATGGAACATTCTGACTATGTAGCATTTGTACTTCCAGGCGATATGTATAAGAAAGATAAGTTTGAAAATATAGAACTGTATAAATCATATATGCTGCCAGCAGTCAAATACAGTGGAGTTAAGTTGAGATGCTGTTTCAATATTTATCGCAAAAGAAAAGGTAAATTAAAAGAAAAAAATATAAAAGATGTTGAGATTTTAACTTTTTCTAAAACTAAGAACACAACAAAGCAGCAGGAACTAGACTGGTTGAGTATAAAATCCGATTTTAGATTTATAGCATTTGGAACAATAAGATTGTTAAAAAGTACAGATAAAAGAGTTCGTGCGAAAGAAATAAAAATAATCTTAAAGAAAAAAGTTAATTTAAAACCAGCCTTGGAAAAATATTTAAAGAACAGGTCTAAAGTTGCAGTGTCAACTCCGAATGTAAGCAAAAAAGAAATCACTGAGTTAATATATGATAATTTTCCACAATTAAGGGAATAAATATGACTAAAAAATTATTACTGAACGAATGGGAAGAACTTGGAGGAGAAAATGCTGCAAAAGGAACTTTGAAGAAACTGGCTGATAAATATGGTGTCCCAGAGGGAACTGTGAGGCGCTGGAAGAGTGAATATTTAAAGAAGAATAAGGCAAACGTTCGGAATAAAAAGCGAACGAACAGCGAACGTTCAAACGAACGTGATATTCAAGTAAAAAAAGATATTTTAAATGGTATTCCAAAAAAGGAAGTGATGGCAAAAAATGGCATAAGCGAACGAACATATTCAAGAAAAGAAAAAAGTATAAGACAACTTCGCTTAGAAAAGACAGAAAAACAATTGGATGAAATAATTGAGAAAGTTTATGCGGATATGAGCGATATGCTGAAAAATATTGAAATTTCAAAACGTAACTTGGTAATAAGAATGGCTAAGGAAATCTCGAAAGATGAAACGCTGGACGCCAAAAGGCTTCAAATTATCGACAAGGCTTACATAACTATAAAGAAAATGGGAAATGATTTAATGAGGACTGGGAAAATGCTTACTGCTTATGAGGTTCTGGAGATTGATAGACAGCTTGCTGAAGAGGAAATATCAAGAGAGAAATTAGAAATCGAGAAATCTAAGACCAATATAGATAAGATTGATAACAAAATAGAAATTGAGCTGATAGATGTATGAGAATAAAGACTAAAATAAATAGACATTTCAAAGATTTAATAAAAGATAATGAAAATCACATATATTTTATGCTTGGTGGATACGGAAGTGGAAAATCTTATGTTGCAGCCTTTAAATTAATAATAAAATCAGCAGCAGAAAAAAGAAAAATCTTAGTAGTAAGACAGATAAAAGAAAATTTGAGAGGAAGTTGTTTTGCTGATTTGACAAGTGCCATTGAAACGTTAGGGTTGGAACAATATTTTTATATAACTATAAGTCCACTTAGTATTAAATGTATTGCTACTGGAAGCGAATTTATTTTTAGAGGATTAGATGATGTAAGAAAAATTAAATCAATTAAAGACATTGATACCATTTGGATCGAAGAATGTGATGAAATTGATTTTAAATCATTCAAAGAATTGAAAAGTAGATTAAGAAGTATCAAAAATCGCAACATTATGATATTAACCACAAACCCGAACGAATATGGTGTATGGACTTATAAATATTTGGTTGGACTATTAAATAAATTTAATATGCAAGAAAATGATATTTATGAGAAAAGAATAATAAAGTTAAAAGATGTAACTCAACTGAAAAACGGGAGTACATTTACAGAAAACATATATTTACATCATTCAGTATACACAGACAATAAATTTTTACCTGACAATTTTATAGCAGACTTAGAAACAGAAACAGATGACTATTTAAGAGCAATAAAGACATTAGGGAAATTCGGAAGTGCTGGAGGCACATTATTTAGAAATTTACATCATATGGAGCAAAGTAGAATAGAAAAGTTGATTGAAGGCAAATGGAATAGATTTGCTGGATTTGACTTTGGTTTTAGCAACTCGTACAACGCAATAGTAAGAGTTGCGATAGATGAAGAGTTGAACGACTTATATATTTACGAAGAGTTTTACGATAATCATTTGACTGATGTGGAAATGCTGGAAACTGAAATGATACAGAAATTAATAAATGACGGAGAAGTTGTTTATGCAGATAGTGCAGAACCAAAGGCAATAGCTTTTTACAATATGAACAATGTAATGATTAATCCAGTTAAAAAGACGAGCGATATAAGTAAAGCCGGAGTTAAAAAGATACAATCATTTAGAAATATATTTATTGATAAAAATGTGTGCCCGAATACATACAGAGAATTAACGGAAATGAAGTGGTTTTTCAATAAAGATGGATTGATAGCAAAAAATCCGAAAACGCAAAAGCCATTCAATATTGACCCGCATAGTTTTGACGCTATTAAATATGCTTTGAGTGATTATACGCCATATATATTAAATAAACATTATTACAAAGAGGAGGTGGATAATGAGACTTAATATTTTTTCAAAAGGATTTTGGAGTACCAGGTCGCCAGTTACGTTATCTGAATTTATAAATAATTATTCTCTTGGAGACGAAGATCCTGAAAAATTTTTGACCCAGCTATACAAGAATCCGTTTACATCTAGTGCGATAACAAGAATAAATGAAGCAATAAACAATTTGAAATGGGGAACATATAAAAAAGGATATAGCGATAATGTGAAAGATGTAAAAAGTAGTTATGTACTAAATACATTGCAAAATCCTAACTCCTTGCTTAATACAGACCAGTTTATTAATTATTTTGCTTTATATTACATCTTGTTTGGCGAGTTACTTGTAATGAGAGTCGACTTGTTCACAAAAGCTGAATTGGTTTTATTTAAAAAAGGCTCTTATCACATCGAATACGATAATCAGAATGTATTGAATGGAATTAAATCAATAAGAATTAACAACAAGGAATACAAGGGCGAAGATTTAAAAATGTTTCACTATATCAAAGGCGTGAACATTTACGACAATATCGCTGGAGCAGGACATGGAATAAGCAAGGTGCAATCTTTAACCGCTTTACACAATTACTGGTGTTACATAATGCAATGGAACAACAGCATATTAAAGAATGGCGGTAAGAGAAATCTTATAATTATTGTTAAAAAGTTCCTGAATGTTTTTAAGAAAAAGGAAATTAAAGATGAAATTGAACAGAATAGCGGTGCTAGAAACGTAGGAAAACCGATTATTTTGGATGGAGAAGGTGCTGAAATAAAAGAGGCGGACTTTTTTCACCACAAGACTTTGATTTTCTGAACGCTATGGACGAAATAAGAAATACTACTGCGGCAGTAATGAATGTACCTAGTATTCTAATTGGAGATAGAACTAACAGCAAGTTCAGCAACTATAAAGAAGCCAAAAAAGATTTATATACAGAGAATATATTGCCATTAGTTGAGCAAATAGCCGAATATCTCAACAACATAATGAAAGACAAGTTAGAAAGTAATGAATACATAGATTTCGATACAAGTACAATTGGAGTACTCAAAGAAGACAGAAAGGAGAAAATGGCAATGCTTAATAATCTTAGTTATCTGACAATAAACGAAAAAAGAGCCGAGCTTGAATATCCACCTATCGAAAATGGAGACGATATTTTAATAAGCACATCAATGACATCACTCAAAGAAATGTATGAAGAAGAAAAACCAGTTGAGGAGGAAGACGATGGCGAAGAAACTGAATCAAGTGAAGAAGAAAATGAAGAAAATCAAGCTGACTAATTCTCAAAAAAAGATACTCGCTAAAAGACAGTTGAAAATGCGTAACAGATTAATACTTAAATTATTCGGACGGCTAAGACTGGTATTTAAGCAACTTCGTGGTGATATTGATGTAAATGAGCAGATGTTTTTGAGTGAATTCGCCTGGGAAACATTTGCGAGTCAACTATTCAGAGAATTGAAAAAAGGAATACTTGAAACAGTAAGCGAAACATCTAATTTTTTAATTACGCATCGTGGCATTGATGAAAAATTAATTCCAGCTGTAAAGAATAAAACTTTGAAAATGTTTGGAAAAAAAGTGATTGCTGAAAAAGTAGCTAATATAAAAGATACAACAAAGAAGACATTAAACAAAATTATTGTTTCAGGACAGGAAAAAGGGCTTAATATTCGTGATATTGCTAAGAATATAACGGAAAAAATAAAAGATATGGAAGAAAAAAGAGCGATGATAATAGCAAGAACTGAAACAGCTACTACTGCAACAATGACTTATTTGGAAGGGCTTATAAAAGCAAACGTGGTGGCACGTTGGAGGTGGAAAAACAGACAGACAGACACATTTAGATCTTGACAAAGTGACGGTCGAGGACGCAAGTAAGCCATTTTCTAATGGAATGATGTGTCCTCACGATTTAGAAGCAGATGTAGGAGAATTGATACGTTGTCATTGCGAATTAGTGTAAAGGAGGAGGCAATATGGATAAATTTCAAAAAAGTGTCGAAATGATTTTAAAAAAGGACACGGAAGAAAAAGGAATAATTGAAGGGCAATTAATAACTCACAGCGTTATTGACAGTTACGGAGATTATTTTGATAAAGAAGCGTTGGATAAAGTAAATAAAGAAAAAACCTATTTCTTGTTACATATGCACGAATGGAGCAAGGAAATTGGAACATTGAAAGTGTATCAAGATGAAAAAGGGAATTTGAAATTTACAGCGAAACTTGATTTGTCAACAGACGATAATGGTAATGCAATAAATCAGGACGCACAAAAAGTTTATTCGATGATGAAAAACGGAGCAAATTATGAAATGTCGGTTGGCGGATTTTTGAAACAAAGAGAATTTGGGAGAGTCCAAACTGACAAAGGAGAGGTTGACGCTAGGATAATTAAAGAAATTGAAGTTGTGGAAGGCAGTGTTGTATTAAAAGGAGCAGTACCAGACGCAACGGTGGAAACAGTAAAAGGCGATAATAACATAAATAAAAATAATAAGGGAGATGATAATATGCCAAAAAATATTGAAGATTTGGAAAAAGGAATGAACAAAAATACAGAGGATATAAAAAAAGCAAATGAAGATTTAGCAGCAGCATTGAAAAAGAATAAAGATTTGGAAGATAAAGTTGATAAAGCAAATGAAGAACTTGAAAGAATGGGTAAATCGTTAGATGAAGTTATGAAAAAAGGTGTGGCAAATCCTGAAACTGAAGAGAAAAAAGAAACTGAAGCATTGCAAAAATTTCTAAGAACTGGAGAAGCTGGAAATTTAAGGGTTGCCAAAGCAATATCTAGTACACAAGTTGCCGTATTAATTCCAAGTGCCTTAGAAAGAGAAATTTTAAAAGAAATAAAAGAAAATTCTCCATTTTTGTTTAATGCAAGAATTTATACAGGTAAGGAATCCTACAGAAGAGTACCGATTAGAAATGAAATAACTCCTAAAAACCAAGCTGTAAAAGAAGGTGTTGGAAATACTCAAAGTGGAGAAATAAGTTACACATATATTGATATAAAAGCTGGGAAAAGACAAGTTCCATATCCATTGACAGATGAAGCTAGGGAAGACGCATTTGCTGATTTAGTTGGCGAAATTAAAGAAGCAGTTGCAGAAGATTTTGGAATAACGTTAAGTGATTTAACAATAAATGGAACATATAATGAAACAGCAGACCAGTTTATTGAAGGGTTTATGACAAATGCTGATGTAAAATCCAATGCAGTAACATCTGCTACAGCTGGAAAAGTAACTTGGGAAGATATGGTAAAACTTGAAACAGGAATGAAAAAACAATATAGAAAAAATGCCAAATACTATGTCTCTCTAAAAATGTATGAAGAAATGAAATTATGGAAAGATACAACAGATAGACAATTGTGGAGTACAATCCATAACGGTGCAACAATGGTATTCAATGGTTATGAAGTGGTTGTTGATGAATTTTTAGATGATATAGCAACTGGAAAATTCCCTGCAATATTCTGCGACTTCAAAAAAGGTTACGGATACTACATAAAGAATGATTTTGAACAAGAAACAAACAGAAAAGTAAACGAAGGAATTACAGAAATTTATACAAGAATAAGAATCGGAGGAAAAGTATTAAGACCAAATGCTTTTAAACCGTTAAAAGTAAAATAGAGGTGGTTTGAATGCTGATAACAGTAGAAGACTACGAGAAAATAACAGGCACAACCTTAGTTGATGACGAAAAAGCTAGGGTTGAAACCTTGCTTGGTGTTGCAATTAGTCAGATTGAAAATATAACTGGATATAAATTAGAAGTCAAAACGCTCACAGAGGATTATGATTATAATAAGAGAATTTACTTAAATAAACGTCCAGTTGCTGAAATTGTAAGTATTAATTCTGATGATGAATATAAAAGTCGTGGGAATTATATTGAGTTTGTTAATTTTAGTAATTGTCCTTGCAATACAAAAGAAAAAGAAATTGAAGTAACTTATAAGGCTGGATATGATGAACTGCCAGACTGGCTGAAATATGAAATATCTATGCTTGTGAATGATTTTGTAAACAGTATGGATGAAGAAGCTGGCAAGTATAAAACTTATAAGATTGACGATATTTCTTATTCATTCGTGGATTTTGCAAGCAACAAGAGAGAAAAAATTGAAAGTATCGTGAGGAGGATATATGGCTGAAATTGTATATGAATTAGAAGGACTGGAAAAACTTGATAAGGAACTGAAGTATTTGAGTTCTCATGCTGTTAAAGTTGGAGTTTTAGGAGATGGGAGTAATAACGGTGTTTCGGTTCAAGATTATGCCATTTTCAATGAATATGGTACAAGCCGTGGCATTCCGCCGAGACCTTTTTTCAGACTTTCTGTAGGCACTGCAAATGCACAAAATGAAATAAAGGAATACATGAAAAGTCAAGTTGAACAAATTATTCAAGGAGGAATGACTGGGCAACAGGTTTATGAAAATCTAGGAACATTTGTAGTCCAAAAAATCAAAAAAACAATAGCAAGTGGGAACTTTGCAACACTTAATCCGCAAACTATAAAGAAAAAAGGGCACAGTAAACCACTTATGGATACTCACTCACTATATAATTCAATTAATTATGAGATTGTAGGTGTATAAAATGGCACATAAAACATTTATTCCGAAAAGATTTTTTAGCAAATGCAGAATATCAAAGAAAACTAGCGAATGGATTAATTCAGAACTGGTAGAAATTGATGAAAGCGAGGAATTTGAAGGAGCAGTACTTAATCTTAATAGACAAGACATAAGTATGCTTACGGATCAAGGGATACAAGTGACTTTAGACACTAAAAAAATATATTGTTATATTGATATTGACTTGAAAAATACAATTGAATTTGAGGGAAACAGCTATACTGTAACAACATCAAAGAACTATATGAAACACGATGAGCTTAGAATTTATTATATCGAAAGGGTACAAGAATGAAAAATGAAGTATTAAGAAAATTGTTAGCCAGTTTCGTGAATTTCCAAGTTATTCGTGATAATTATGTAGCTAAAAAACCAATAGAATGTGCAGTTATGCATACGATAAGTCTTAACAAATCAGCATACAGTGCATATAGAACTGTTGAAACAACAGATACGCAGATTAAGGAAAAGGCTTTGA